GAAACTACCAATCCAATATCGCGCGGCAACGATCGATTCTGATTCGATCGACAAAGATAATCGAACCGTCAATGTAAGTTTTTCGAGTGAGACTCCCGTTAAGCGCGGATTCGGCAATGAAATTCTAGGTCATAATTCAGGCGAGGTCCGGATGGATCGGTTGAAGGACGGAGCCCCCGTTCTGCACAATCACCATGTGGACGAGCAGGTTGGCGTCGTAGATAAGGCGCAGATCAAAGGCGGAAGAGGATTAGCAACGCTGCGGTTCGCGCGAGATGCTGAAAGCGACAAACATTTCCAGCAAATTGCGGATGGCATCAAACCGAATGTCTCTGTCGGCTATAAAGTTCACGCCATCAAGATGGTGAAATCCACCAGTGATGATGGAGATACATATCGCGTAGTCGATTGGGAACCGCACGAAATCAGCACCGTCTCAATACCGCTCGATCATACGGTTGGCGTCGGCCGCGCGGATCCCGAAGGTGAGCTTTTCGAGGTCCGCGAAGTTGACAATCCGGAATTGGAAAAGAGAAGCATTATGCCAGAAACGCCAGCAATTGAAACACCGCCTGCGCCCCCCGCGGCTCCTAAAGTCGAAATCACGCGCGAACAGATCGCATCCGATGAGCGGGCGCGCGCAAAGGAAATCCGCACGATCGCGCGGCAGTTCACTGGCTACGGCGACGCTTTCACGAACGAGGCTGAGACCTATATTGATTCCGGCCGATCGGTTCAGGATTTCAATAACTGGTGCGTGCGCGAACTCGCCAAACATGCCGAACTGACAAGCCGCGGCGGTTCCGCGTCATCGGTGGCCGATGTCAAGATGCGCGGCAAGGATCCGCTCGGTTATTCGATCGTTAAGGGCATCCGTGAATCTTACGAGGCGCAATTGAAAGGCAGCCGATCGAGCCTTTCCGGAATGGAACTCGAGGTTAGCACCGAAATTCAGAACACGACCCGGCGCAGCTCCGAGGGTTTCTTCATCCCTGAATTTGCACTCGACAACAAATTTCATCGGGAAGGCCGGGACAGCGATGGTCTACGCCTCCTGAAACGAGACCTTTCCACGCTCACGCAAGGCGCCGGCGCGTTCACAGTTGAATCAACCGTGCTTGGAACCGAGCTTGTCGCTCTGCTGCGTCCGCGCATGTACACAATGGCGGCAGGCGCGCGTTATCTTGGGGGCCTGCAAGGAAACATTTTAATTCCGCGTCACATCGGGGCCGGAACCGCTTACTGGCTCGCTGAAAATGCGAGCGTGACCGAATCGGATCAGACGTTTGGCCAATTCTCGCTTACGCCGCATACGCTGATGGCGCAGACGAAGTACAGCAAGCAATTGCTTGCGCAAAGTTCGATCGACGTCGAGGGACTGGTCCGATCCGACCTTAACTACATCCTGGCTATCGCACTCGATCTAGCCGCCATGGTTGGCACCGGCATCAATGGTCAGCCGATCGGGATTTACAACGTCAATTCGCTTGCAGCGCAAGCCGGTTCTGACACGACCGTTTCGGCAATCACATTCGGCGCGACCGCATCATGGGCGAACGTTATCCTGATGGAATCCTTGATTTCGAGCTTGAATGCCGACGTCGACGGGATGGCTTATATCACGACGCCATTAGCGCGAGGCAAGTGGAAAACTAATTCCAAGGTTTCGAACTTCCCGACCTTCTTGTGGGAATCGGGCGGGGTCAAATGGGACGATGGCGGCAAGGGAACCGATGCCGGTTTCGTCAACGGCTACCGTGCATTCGCAACCAATCAGCTATCGAGCTTCACTATCAATGCTGGCACCGGCGCAGGCGCTGCAACGAATGGCTGTATTTTCGGCAATTTCAACGATCTTTTGATCGCAAATTGGGCGGGTATAGATGTGGTTACAGATCCATATACCGCAGCGGCAACCGGCGAAATTGTCGTAACGATTCATTTGATGGCAGATATCGGAGTGCGGCGTCCTCGGTCATTCTGCGTTAGCACGGATTCAGCCGCCCAATAAACGATAGCCAAACTTCCAAAAGTTAATTCCATGAAAGCAATCAAAGTTCGACAGGCGCAGAGGGAACTGAAACGGCGATCGAATCCGAAATTCGTTCTACAGGAACAAGGTCGCAGCCCGGAAGCTGGTTTGATCCTCACCGCATTCAAGCAGCAGCAGCAAGAGGGTTTGATCGCTAGCTGGCTCGCCGGTATCACCTTTTTGGCTATAATCCCGTCGAATGCCGGAGCATCAACAGTGACCGGATCCGGCTTTTCAGTTGCAACGATCACCGAGAAAATAGGTGTTTTGTATTCGGTCGGCACTGTTGGCGGCGGCACGATTTCATGCCAGGCGCAAAGCTGTTCAAGCACCGGTGGCGCGAATCCGGCAAGTGCTGGCGCAGCCTTCGGAACAGCGGCTGGCAACGGTCAATTCGAGCTCGACATGGAGACGTTTGCGAACACTTTTATTCGAGCCGTTATAACGATCGTTACGGGTCCGACGCCGATTGCGGTTATTGGCATCGGCCAAAACAAGCTGGTCTAAATTTCCTGTGGTGGCCCCCACAGGAATACGAGTGGACGGCTGGCGTTGAATGGCTTCCGCGCCGGTCGGCCATTTTAATTTATGCATGATCCTGATCTAACAACGGTTTTAAGCGAACCGCCGGAAATCAAGAATCTGGCGCAGTTCATTGCCAATGGCCGGGAACGCCGATCATTTTGCCTCGGTTTTGATGACTGGAATCGTGGCGCATGGGGCCAGCGCGATCTCGGTGTAAGCACCGGCAGCGCGCAATTCCTGGCTGGTGAGACGATTCCGGACGTGCTGGCGGCAGTCAGGCCGGTTAGCCTGATCGGTCAGATCCCGATTCAAGTCCTCTCCGGGCTCACAACCGCTTTCAGACTTCCGCGCGTCGCAACCGGAACAACGAGCGGGAGCGCGGCTGAAAACGCGGCAATCTCCGAATCTGATCCAACGTTCGGGAGCGCGGGAGGATTGAGGCCGTTGCGTATCAGCACGGTCGTAAAATATTCCCGCCAAGTTCTGGCACAAGCGGGTGGTCAGGGATTTAACCGGATCATTCAGACCGATATTGCGCGCGGGCTCGCCTACCAGATGGATAACCAGATCATCAATGGCGCACCCGGGGCCAACCCCGGCCAATGCCAGGGAATACTGTCGCAGGCCGGCGGTAGCACGGTCAGTTCAGGCTTTACGTTCGGCGGCGCGTTAGCGGCAACAACGGGAAGTTGGATGATCTGGATTACCGCCATCAAGAACATGGAGGCGATCGGGATCCAGCCTTCCCATTGGCTTATAGGCACAACGACGGCGTTAAAGGCTCGCACAATTCAGCGAGGCGCCGGACAAGCCATGTTTTTACTTCATCCGGATGCGACAAGCGATGCTGGTTTCGCGACAGAACGCATTGCGAAATATCCGGTTATCGTTACACCTTATCTGACCAATACGGTTGAAAACGTCCTCTTGGGCCAATGGAATCTTTGCTACATCCTTGTCTGGGGTAACGGCATCGAGATCACGGTTGATCCCTATTCGGCGGCCGCAACCGGCGAAGTTCAGATCACCGGAACGCTGCTCTGGAATTTCTGCATCCGGCATCCCGGCGCCGTCGCGGTTTCGACCGATGGCGGGAACCAATAAATTATGAAAATACTAATAGTAATTTCCTTTGCCTTTGTCATGCCGAATCATCCATCGAATATGGTGGCGTTTCTGCCGACGCATGCTCCGCAGATAGCGTTGGCTTAAATGCCTATCAATGCCGCAATCCTGGCTTTCATGCAAGCCGGAAACCGGTTCGTACAGAAGTTCGTTCCGGAAACCATCGCGATTGCGAATCAAAGCTATATCTGTACGCTCGGGAAAGAATTCACACTCGACCTCGACTACGAGACCGGTGGCGCTGTCCAAAAAAACCGCGGTTCCGTAATGGTGAACAAACAGGATTTGCTTAACGCGCCGCCTCGCGGAGCCATTGTGACATTTCGCGGTCTAGGATTTCGCGTGACCGAGGTAGCCGATGCGGTTGCTGTTTGGGAAATCTCAATGATCCAGCTTTCCGCATGAGTAATTTTGATTGGTCACAAATTGGCATCCCTCCAAAAGAATGGCTTGATGCTTATGGCATCGTTTTGGTTAGTAAAGAATTTTGGGAACAAATCGTCAAAAAGCTCGAACTGAAAATCAAGGAAGAATCCGGAATTAAGGTCGAGATTAAAAGATGATCTGGGAAGATGCCGTTGAGAACGCACTGGTTGAACTACTGTTCAGCGCAACCAACATGACGAAAGTCCTGCGCGGGATGCAGGATGAGGATTTCGCTTTGCAGCTTCCGGCGCTTATCGTCTGGTGCGAGGTAGCGGAGCGCATCCCGGCAAGGCGTGAGATTT